CTCATAATGGGGGTACTCCTCAGCTCCATATTTCCGTAAGGAAAGTTAATGGACGCTACTATTGGATTAAGCCCAGATCAACGGGCGGAGGCCAACGGTACCTATACTTGTTGCCATCTCTGACTTTAGGCGATAAGCCTAAAGATTTAAACCGTCCCAAACTTGGGTCGGCACCCACCTCTGCTTCATACGGAATCTAAACCGTATGGAGGTTTTGCTCAAGTGATCTATATCTTTCGCCATAGGCTCAGGAAATAGACTACGTGAGTACTTATCGTACTGGTCTTTATGGTCCCACCACTTTTCTGGTGATGGAGACACTCGAGCTAGTGATAAGCACTTGAGCAAAGCAGCATAACCGTCTAACTTGTCTTCCCTTTTGATGGGAGCAAGCGCAAGTGTTCTGGTCAAGAACCTATGCGTGTTACGACACCACTTATGTGGTGTCATAGCGTCAAGACGACTATGCCACCCAAGCGAACCCGAATCTCGAGATACAAGTGGCAGGGCCCTTCCTAAGGCCTTCTCCACTTCATTCTTGAGCCAGGTGCTAGCAGAATATAGTCCCTGCAACCAGAAATGGTTAGAGAGACTTACAAGGCTAGCAATAACGCTTGGACTAGCATTGGTAGTAAGTTCTGGCCGGTGCCTACAATACAAAGGAGTTATGTCAACTCCCTTGTACGCGTCGACACCGCAGCTTTCCTTAAAGTTTCCAGTAAGGAAGCTCTTCTTCATGTTGATTCTCAAACCAACATGTTCAAGCCAGTTCACACACTGATGAGCGTACTTTGAGTCAACGATGACGTCGTCACCGAAAACTCGAATACGCCTAGAAGCGCGCATAACTCTCCAATAAGTGGGGGTAGTTCCCTCACTGTCCAATATAGCTGCTATGCAGACCACCGCATAACAGACGGACTGTACTGGAAAGGTTAATGCGTTACCCATTCCGGCAAATTTCCCAAGTCTCAGGAGGGGTTTACCCTCAGTCTGGACGAAGGGAGAACGGCACTCCATCATAGAACTCAAGAATTGAGGACTATGTCTGAAAACAGACTTGACGAGTGAAACACTCAACAAATCTGAAGCAGACTTTAGATCGATGGTTGCCCAGTTGTCGTATTGGGAGCCTTCCAAGGCAAGAACTTGGTTCTTGCTCTGGTCGGTAAGTGCTATGCAATTACGCAAGACCTTACACTCCGCGATACTATCGCGAAGTATGGTATTGAGCCCTTGTTGGACATACTGTCTTAACATTGGCTCAATCGTAATCGTCCGACGCGAAGTAGAATTCTTCGCAACGGAGATAAGCTTAGCACTGCTTCTAGAGGATCCGTCTAAAGATAGCGCCTCGTCGACGAACCATGTGGGAGATTTATGAAAATCTGCTCCAGGGTTGTCGCGGCAGTCCAGCCGATGGTCGTCCGCACTGTTGCGAACTCCATCGGACTGAATTGTCCGCGCCTGTAAGCAGACTTCAGAGCCTCCCATGCGGTCTTTGAGAGTTTGGCTTTCGCCAATACCCCAGAGTCCCGCAAATCGAAGAGTAATGTCATCACGTCTGATGGCATTGTACAAAGCTGCCCATTTCTGGTTTGCTTTGTAGCCTTCTTTGACGGCACCCGGCCCGTGTTTGTATCTTGCATTTTCAACATCCTTTACGTTGAGAGTGTTAAGTAACAACTTACAAACACGACCAATGAGATGATCGTGTCTGTCAGGTATTTCTACCTGAGCAGCGACGTCATCGCACTGATAAAACTCGTTCACCGCCTTTGTATGAAGAGAATCCTCATTCTCGGGCGACAACTGAGTCTTCTTGAAGAGCATAAGGACTGTTCTAAGGTCCTTAATGATCCCTACGTCGGGATCCTCTACAAGTAAGCCGGTGAGCGGATCGAAAACCTTACAGAACATACCAGAGAGAAATCTCGGGATTGTTCCCCCAGGCACAGTCTTAAAGTGCATAGGGCAGGTAAACTTGCCGGAAGATAGGCCCTGTACTAGGGCCGCATCCAAGGCAGGTAAGGCTATGGTTAGGAAGCCATAGCCTTCGTTTTCGAACCTCTTCTCGATCGTAACGACGTCACGATCGAGTCCTTTCACACCAGGATTCAGCCTCTTCAAATCAGAGAAGAGGCTTCGTAAGAGAGCTATCGGACTTTTCATCGCAACCTCTTTGAGGTATGTGACTCCGAGTCTGATTCTCCTGATCCGCTCTTAATGAGAGGGCGCTACCTGACATACTTGGAAGTATATCAGTGGGCTTCGAAAAGGGACTGCAACCTGAGATCATGGCCATGATAGCCAGTATCCCACATAGCAACCCGCCGCGAAGCACAAAAGCAAGTACAAGATCCAAACGATAACCATCCCACTTGGACATGTTTTGTCCTCGTTTGAAGATGATTAGCTCTGGAACTGTACGAGCTTGGTAGTTGTCACACTGGCTGTATCACGGTAATCCGTCAAGGCCTTACAAAGCGCCACAAAATCGGCGTCAGTAAAGCCAAAAGCCGGACGAACCATGGTCAGAGAGCAAGAAGCAGTTACTTTCTTGGTCTGGCCAGAGATGGGGTCGGTGGCGGTCACTACTTTCAACATTTGAACGTAGTGTTTATCGCCTCCGCCCTTCTGATACGAATGGTTCGTGATAACGGTATAACCGTTAGTCGCGTCCTTTCGCTCAGAACCATACCCATCCTGCTTCACAATAGCAAGAGTGAGAGCAGGCGTGGGTGCGGCAGCTGCAACAGTGACTGGATCAGCAAGCATATCAAACGTCTCCTTGTGAAAATTGTTTAGCTCTTGGGGCGGAATGCCCCTCGAGTGAGTGCATCCTTCCTCTGTGCCAGAATGGCACCTAGGATTGACTTCTGATAAGCCGATAAATTCGGCTCACAGGTAGTTTTCACACTAAAGATACTGGCAACGTCTTTACGAACAGAACATTCGTAATTTAGAGTACTGGCATGATGCAACTCGGCTGTATTAGTCCAAGTTGTCGTGCCAGCGAAATCCTCTATGACCTTGTCAATATTATCGACTTTAGACTTAAGCTCGGTGGTTAGAACGCCGGTAGTATGTCCGGTGATCATACCCCAGTTGACTAAAGTATCATCTCGAGATTGATTGTCGATAAGTTCGACATAATTCCCGAGACCGGTAAACCAGTCAACCAACCAAGTCCATGGGATAAGATTATACAAATCCGTTGGACGAGGTACCAAGCCGATTCGATCTAAGAAAGAATGAGATCGAAACGACGCCGGGTTAATCGGAGGAAAGTCAAAAGTTGCATTTACTACTAAACGCAACTGAGTAACTCGCTTCAGATTAGACTTGTATGAGTTACCATACTCATACGGGCTGTACGTATAGTCAAAGTCGGGGACAGTTCCAGTCGAGCCAGAAATTATTTCTTTCTTGACTCGGAAAGTTGTTGGCTTGCCTGCGCGGGCGATCAAGAAATTATATTTCTTGCTCATCTTCTCAGGTGTTGCCAACAAGTCCAGGAGATCTTTGTACAGTTGTTTCCAACCAAAGTGGTACGATAAGTACTCACTAGGCACCGTATTAGCCGCCCTCCGGATATCAAAGATGATATCCCTCAGACGGGGAGACGTTGCTAAGGAAACATACAACTTACGAAACGCGATCAAGGTCTCTTGTAGAGATATAATAGACCTTGACACATCTCGAAGCTCGACAAGATTTCGGAACAGAGTAGAAGATCGCTTATTAGGCGACCACTCTTTAAGCATAGCGAGGCCTTCTTTCGCAAGAAGGTTCTCAATATATGCATATTCTTGAGTCTTGAGCGTGTTTAGAGATCCCGGGAAGAACACTGCTGCTGTAGGTACTATCTCACTGTGCCAGTTATCCTCGGAGTAAGATGAGTTATTGCCGGTTCCACCGGCAGCAACACAACTTGAACTTGGGATTCCAGACGCAGGGTGATAGATGTATTGAAACCTATACTTCCTTCTAACGTCACGAGGCGGTGAATTAATGTACGATTTGAAGAATCTCATCGTACCTTGTTCGCTACCAAGTAACCTTGTTCGGGAAGTAGTATCGATGAACTCATCGACAAGTGGCGGCTGGGTTGTTACATCAGCCGTATTGTCAAAGTTCGCTGTGATCGTTTCGGCCTGCGTTGGCGACCAACAGACACTGATTCCATTATAATTTGGAGTCTGTGACTTTGAGTAGCTGTATTGCCGGTTTCGGATCCGTCGTTTGTCCAGTACGGACATGACGGCTCTTTTCCGAGTACGATTCTCAGGAGTAATACGATGAGGTGCAACCTTGAATTTCGCTAATGGGTCAATAGCAAAAGCTACCGACATCATTATCGACTTCGGGATGTACTTATACGCAAAACTCTCGATACCTTCAGCAGTCTTAACCAGCGTGTCATACCGATACTCATAAAATTGATGAGGATCGTAATCGTCAGGAAGGCCCCTGGTGTCAAAGCCAGGCTTCCGGTCAGATTTTATCGACATGAACGCTGTTTCCCTCGCTAGTGTGAAAGGATATTCTCTCTTAGAGGTGAGAGAAATAGTGGACGAATCCACTAGTGGACCCCGCAAGGGG